AGGGTCCCCGTCGTTCCTGGGTCATCGAGGAACACCTCGCAAGCTGAGAACGCCTGCGCGCTCGAGATGTAGCAGCTATCGACGCGCCTTGCCTTCCCGTTCGGGAGCATATCGAGCGGGCCATTGAGCTTGAACGAGATCACCGGAGAGAGCGCACCACCTGAAATCGTCGTGTCGAGCCGCACGAGGTTTGACCTGATCCCCGTCATGAGCGATTCGTCGATCGGTGAGAGGGCGTCGACTTCCGTTGTCAGGATTTGTGGATCAAGTGCCATAGGTTCACCCGTAGGTTATTTGGTAACTGGTTTTCCCATCCGAAAAATCAGCACTATCGACCCCGACGAAAGCGAACCGCTTCTGGTCTTCTGCCGCCTCGGAGTAGCCCCCGAACCGAATCTCGTGCGTCGAGCCTGCCACCGTGGTCGTCCAGGGGTCCTCGAAAACAAGCGTGTCGCCTTCGATCGCCGTGATCGTATTGAGCGCGTCCCCCGTCTGAGCTCTCGGGGATTTCTCCCAAAGCCGCATTTTCCAGCCGGTGACGTAGTAGGCCCCCCGGCCTGCTCCCAGTGTGAGGCGGTTCGATGCGGGTTGGGCGATGATAGTATCGCTCGGGGCGATGAACCCGAACCGATGCTGGGTCGACGAGGTGAATGCGAGCCGGAACTGAACGTCCCCGCTCATGTAGTTGATCGCCCTAGAGACGACCTCGAGGTCGCGAGCGAACTCAAGCGCGCCCGAGTAGTCTGGGAGCGTCGTCACGACGCGCGCCTGGTCGACAGGACCGAGGAGCGAGCGGTCGATGTGGGTCGTCAGGTTCACCTCTGGCGTGGGCACTGAGAGCCGCCTGAGCGTCCTGGTCGCGAACTCATCGACGATCGCCTGATCGCGCACGGTCTTAAAACGAAACGAGAGCTTGTCCTTGAGCCCGTAGGCCGTGGCCGAGATTTCGTCGGTGTAGGTCGAGCGGTGCTGGTACTTGCCGAGCGTCTCAGAATAGTCCCACTCGACTTCGATCTGGTTCACGATGCGCGAGGCGTCGACACTCCATTTTGGAGATCCCTTGATCGTGGAATTCGTGATCTCCGAGCCAGCCTCCCGGACCGAGATCCGGTCGGTGCGCTTGAGGGTCAGCTTTGAGTCAGGTGAGGTCGCAAACCGGAGCGAGAGCGGCGTGAGGATCTCCTCCTCAATCCATTTGAGCCCGCTTCCGATCTGGTAGAGGTAGGCCGTGACCGTCACGCCTGGGAACTCCTCGTCCCTGAGCTCCTCCACCCCGGCCACGTCGATGAGCGACGGCGAGAGGCCGCACCCGTCGGCGAGCGCATCCCATGACCCCCCTCCACCGCCTGAGATCAGGAGCTTGAGCACCAGGTCGAGCGGGCTCCCGACGACCCGCTCGAGAGCGTACACGTCGACCCCAGAGTCGTGCGCTGCCGGGACGGTCGAGAACTCGCCGCGGATGCACCCGGTCAGGCGCTTTTCCACCAGATCGCGCCCCGTGTAGGAGATGATCTCGTTCTCGATTTTCGCGTAGCCCGAGGCCGGGAAGTCTGCGACCGAAGCAACGTCAATCGAGGTCGTCTCGATCAGAATGTCCACGTCAAGCGTGCTTTTCACCTGATAGAGTGCCCGGTTCAGGCGCTCGGTCGGCTCCTGGGTCGCAAACGTATAGCGCCCGTCAGAGTAGTCGATTTTTTTGATTCTCGTGGTCGGGAGCTTGAAATAGTCCGCAAAGCTCATCCCGACGCCCGTGCGCCCGATATAGATTTCGACCTCCGAGTCGATCAGGGAGAGCGCATCCCCCTCGATCAGCTCGGTCACGGCGTTCTCAAGGTCCACAAGCGCAAACGAAAACGAGGAGATCGTCGAGGATACCCGCCGCAGGTCGATCTGCGTCGGGTTGATGACCACGGACTGCACGAGCCCAGGGTAGTCGACCGTCAGCCCTGAGTCTGGAGCCCTGATCGAGAAGGTCCAGCCGAGCATCGAGATCACGACGTTCCCGGTGTAGTTCGTCGAGGATAGCTGGTCGAGGTAGGCTCCCACCTAGATCACCCGCCTGAATTCAAGCGTAACCGCCCAGAGAAATGCGTTCGCCCCCACCGGAACGACCTTCTCTGGCGTGAAGGAGTTTCGCGCGAGCTCGTACTCGGTGGGAGTCGCGTCGTCCTGGTCGGTGTACCAGTCGAATTTGAGGCCCTTTGAGGCGTGGTTCTCGTACCAGGTGCGGAGGGCGGTGATCTGCGAGTCCGAGAGGAACGAGAGCACGATCTTTCGGGTCGCCTCATAGTAGTCAACCTGCACCCACCGCGTGCCGTCGAGGGCGACTGAGGTCTTTTCCTTCGCGTCGACCGCCTCCCCGTTATCCCTCGCGGGCGGGTAGGTGAACTCGATCGTCGTCGCGCCATAAGTGAGCTTTGGGATCAGGTTCATGCGTTCACTCCCACGAGCCGCGCGTTGCCGAACTCGAGCCGGTCGCTGATCTTCTGGATCATGCGGTCAATGAAGCTGTCATCGGTGAGCACGTCGCCATTCACCACCACGTTCGGACGCGCGCCCTGGAGGTCTCCCCGGAGGGCCTGAAGCTGCGCCACGACCTCGCCGCTCCCGCCTGCCCGGTCGGATCGCACCGCGCCCACCACCTCGTCGAAGTTATTCCTCGGCACCACGAGCTCCCCTGGGGTCAGCATCGCGGGAACGCTGTCCATGTTCGGGCCGTATCCAGGCACGATGCCCCCCGTGTTTGCTTGCAGGACCGCGCGGGTCTTTTCTGCACCGAAAGCGACAATCGCCGCAGCACCAGCGGCACCGATCGCCGGAGCGAGGAGCGGGAGAAGTGCGTTGAGGCGCGCGAAAATCGAGGCCGCACCCTGAGCCGTATCAATGCCGATCTGGGTCACTGCCGCGGCCCTGCCGATCGCCTGGAGGGTTTTATTTTTTGAGGCCCCGAGCTCCACGAGCTGATTCGCGGATTCGGTCGCAAGGCCGATCTCCTGGGAGTGAAGTGCCCGGTTGACCTTCGCGTAGGTCTCGCCGTAGCGGGCCTGATCCTTCAAAAATGCGTTGTTTCGGTCGATGTTCGCCTTCACGAGGTCAAAGTCGACCTGCTGCTTTGCTTCTTTTTCCGAGAGCGCCATCGCGAAAAGCTGGTTCTGCTGCTGCTGCGTGAGATCAAGCTCGGTCTGAAATCCCATCGCCTGAGCGTCGAGCTTGGTCTGGGCGTAGACTGCATCGAGCTCGGCCATCCGGTCCTTGTGGGCGACCTCGGCCAGATACTGCTCCTCATGGTTCAGGGCGATCTGTTCCTTGATCGCCGCGATGCGCTCGGAGTTTCGTCCGACCTCAGAGTCGCCGTATTCCTTGTCGAGCTGCTCGAGGAGCGAGTTCTCTTGGTTTTTGAGGTCAACGAGATCCTTTGTCCCGACTTGCGTCTGGAGGATGATCGCCTCGGTTTTATTCTTTTCGATCTCCTGGAGGCGCAGGCGATGGGATTCGCGGTCGGCCTCCTCCTTCGCCCTGATCTTCGCGTTTTCAGCGTTCTGGGCTGCGAGCGCCTCGCTCTCGGTTAATTTCGGGAGCTCGGGGGGCTGCTCCTTCCTCATGTCCTCGAGGCTCTGCTTCCAGTACGCCTTGAGCTGGTCGAGACCTGATTTGAAAGCCTCAGTGTCGAGCGTGAAAACTCCCTTGAGGAGCTCGACGAGCCCCTCTCCGAGGGTCGAGATGTTCTTTGAGAACCCGACCCAGGCTGCCTTGATGTCATCGAGGTGCTTGATGAGCAGATAGCCCGCCCCGATCACCGCGGCGATCCCTGCGACCCAGAGCCCAAGCGGTGAGACGATGACCGCAAAGACGGGGGCGAGAAGCGCGATCGCTGCCTTGACCGCGAGCACCCCGGAGACCAGACCCAGGACCGCTGCTGCTGCGAGCGCCACGTTTGCAGCGAAATCGATAATCGCAGGATTTCTCAGGACGACTGTGACAAGCGAGGTCAGTCCCTTGGTGAGCGTCTCGACGATCGGGGCGAAGCGCCTTCCCATCTCCTCGCGAAGGTTCCCAAACTGCACGCCGAGGTTCGAGATCGCAGTCCCCACGGTCTGAGATGCGCGCGCCTGCCCGTCGTAGCGTTGCTCGATCTGCTGAATGATCGAGGCCATCCGCTCGGTCTTCGTCATCGTCGCGTCGAGCGCGAATCCCTGCCTCCCGAGAGCGTTCGTCCCGGTGCCGACAGTCTTTGCGACCTTCTCAAACGCATCGGCAAGGTCGATCCCCATTCCGGCGGAGAGGTCCGCCACGGCCTTGACCATTTCCGAGGTGATCTGCTGCGCGCCCATCATGCCCTGGGCAGTGGCGAGCATCCCCTTGATCGCGTCATCGTCCTGGCCGGTCAGGAGTGAAAGCTCGTCGGTGAGGCTTGAATACTTCTCGCGGAGCTCGGTCGTCAGGAGGCCCTGGTTCAGGAGGGCTGCGTCCAGGCGCTTGGAGGCCGCCTCGCTTTCAGCAAACGCCTCGACCGTCCCGATCACCCCGTCGCGGAGCGTGATGAATGCCGTCGCGCCGAGTGCTGCCGCCTTTGCGAGCTTGTTTGAGAAGCTGTTTGCTCGAGCCTGGGCCTCGTCAAACGCTTTATTGAGGGCGTCAGCGTTCGCCCCGATTGTGATATTGACCGAGCTTTTGACCTCGTTCGCCACGTCATGCCCCCCTGCGTTCAGCGATCAGTCGTTTCATCTGCTCGTCGATGAACGCGGCTTTCGCCGGGTCCATCTTCGCCTCAACCTTCTTTTCGGCCTTGAGCTCCACCCCGTGAAGCGCGGCCTCGAACCTGTTTCGCTCGTTCCGCCTGGAGGCGATGCACCGGAGAGCGGTCTGGATCTCTCTCAGCGTCATCCCGCGGATAGCTGCGAAGCTGTAGCCGTACTCGCTCGCGATGAGGTCGAAGATCGCCCCCCAGTCCTCGGGGCTGTTTTTTTTTCTTCCCCTGCCACCGCGATCTCTGCCTCCTCGTCGAGCAGTGCGCTCGAGCCCACGATCGCAGTCGTCAGAGCCTCGGCGATCTTCTGCATATCGACCGCGGTGTTCGTGATCGAGGCTGCAAACCTCCGCCATCCCCCCACCCGCTCGACCACGAGCTCGCCAGTGTCCTCGTCCACCCGCTCGACCTCGACCGGAGCGAACTCCTTCTGCTGGCCGATCTCGAGCTGGTGAAAGACGATCCGGAGCAGGTTCTCGGGGTCCGAGAAAGCGTGCTGGAGTGTGTTCTGCCCCCCGAAGGTCTTCTGAACCCACGCCTGGTCTGCGAGCGTGAACTTTCGGATCGTGTAGGTTTTCCCGGAAGCGAGCGTGAACTCCGCATCCTCGGGACAGATTTCGGCGAGCGTCAGGGGCTTGAGTTTCATGGGCTACAGGATAGGCCGGTGCGAGGTTTCAGAGCCTCCAAAAATGGGGGCCGAGCACGGAGCCCGACCCCCAAAAAGGAGACCCCTAGATCACTTGAGCGAAATAACCTTGAACACGCCGCTTTTTTCTGCGGAATAGAGCGCATCCAGGGTGATTTCGGATTCTGAGAACGCCGATTCCTCGAAGCCGATCCCCATTCCTGCTGCGGCCTTGAGTCTGAAACAGTCGACGGCGAAGATCGAGCCGTCGCCGCGCTTTTCGGCCATCACGAGAGCCCCGAACTCAGGAGTCACGTCGGAGGGATTTCCGATCGTCACTTCGAGCTTGGAGGAATGGGCCGGGAGCACCTCGAAAACCGCAGTGTCGTCCTCGGTGAACGAGGGCGCGCCAGAGGTGATCGTGAGCCCCAGGGAGGCGATCACGTTCGATCCAGAGGCGATCGTGATTTCTGCGATCTTGAGCGAGTCGTCCTCGTACTCGACCGCGGTGCCCTTGCCGAAGTCAATGTCGGTCGAGCAGTAAACGGCCAGGGTGTCAGAGTCGACGGCCTTCAGAACATATTTTCCGAACTTCGCCGACTGCGATGCGGTCACGGCGACTGCGGAGATCGCGTCGGTGATGCTGTCGCCCACAACGTCCGCAAGGCCAACCACTTCACCGCTCGAGACGCTCGAGCTTTCGGTGGGGGCTTTGCCGAAGCAGAGCTCAAACAAAAAGGCGGGATATTCCTTCACCTTGAGCTTCAGGGTGGACGAGATTTTTCCGCTCTCAGAGGCGAACGGGAATTTCGAAGATCCGCCTTCGAGCTTCACGGTCTCGCCGGAGAGCTCCATCGAGCTCCCAGAGAGGCACTTGATCGTGCCGTAGAACTCGCCCGTGGCAAGTTTGTATGGAGAAAACTGGTGAATTCCAAAAATCGAACGAGTCGTCAGTGCCATTTTCTAGGTCTCCTTTTTCGTTTTAATTCAACATCGGTGCAGGGTTTCTGCCTCATTCTCCCTCGTACTCGACCGCGAAGGTCATCCTAGCCGACCCCATGATCTGCTCGCCCTTTTCCGCCAGGCCGATCTCGGTCCCAGAGAGGATCATCCGCTGGACGAGGTTCCCGAGTGCTGGCCTAGTCTCGGTTGGGAGCGCGGCCTCGATCTCCAGGCAGAGTTCATCGAGTTCGTTGTCGATGTGCTGGTTTTGAACCGTTGCCGCCTCGACGATGAGAGTGAGCGTGCGCTTGAGTGTGGCCTGGGGATAGTTCAGCACCTCGGAGCTCTCGCTCTCGGTGTAGACCGTGATCGACGGGAGCTCGGAGGCGAAAAATGATCGCCCGCGGTTCGAGAATACTCGCTCCCCGCAGGCCGTGTGGCCCTTGAGCTTGTCCACGATGGCGTCGCGGATCGCCTGGCGCTTATGCACGAGAGCACCTGTGAAGGATCAGGGTCGCCCCACCCTGGCCGTCGGGTTGAAACTCGGTCACGTCATAGAGCGTCCCGCGAATCTCCACGCGGTCCCCCTCTGCCGGGTCCTTTGAAAACTGAGAAAGCCACACCCCGAGGCGTGGCTGCGCGCTTTGAATGAGCACCCCGCCTGGGTCGACCATTTCAAACTTGGCGTCAAAGATCGCCCGGATCTCGAACGATGGCTCTGTCGCCGGACAATAGACCACCCGCTCGCCGAAAACATCGGTCGAGAGCTTGAGGATCGTGTCGGTGAGGTTCGTCCAGGCGCTCATCTTTTAAGGGCGGGGGGCCACCTTCCGTGGCAGCCCCCCACTCGTTCCCCGTGGTGGCTGATTACTGGCCGGGGTTGTAGACCATGCCGCGGTAGTCGATCGCCTTGACGCCGACCACGTGCTTGACCTTCCACTTGAGAATGTCGCCGTCGAACCAGGTATCGCTCGAGATTTCTGGTCCGTTCATGCCTTCCAGGGTGGCGACTTCGATCGTGTCGACCGTCGAGGGCGAAGCGATCAGGAACCACTTATTCCCGGTGATGCGCGGGTCGACGATGAGCTGCATCGAGCCTGCGAACGGATTGACCTCGTTGATCGAGTTCGGGACGATCGCGCTCGAGAGCATCTGGGCTGCTGCGACTTCCTGGTCCGGGCCGACGACGAGGAATGCTGGAGCAATGTCCAGATAGTCCAGAGCGCCGATCCCCTTCTGGGTCCGCATGAGCTTTTTCGCTGCGTTCAGGTTCGCCAGGTCGATTTCAGAGCCCGATGCGAGGTTCCCGTGGTCAGCGTGGAACAGGGCCTTTGCATCGGCCATGTTCGGGTTATTGAGCAGCACGCCATAAACGAGCGAGCTCTCGAGGCGAGCGGCTGCGTTCCCGAACAGTGCCGGGAGGCGAGCAAACGCACCGAGGTCGTCGTTCTGGATGGCTTCTTCCGAGATCGACAGGATTCGGCCATACTTTCCGAGCGTGATCTGCTCGGCTCCTTCGCCGACCGTTCCGGTTTCGTAGTCCTCACCCTCGGCCACCGCGAGGAGGCTCGGAGCGTCGCCGATCGCCACGCGCTTGGCGGGCTTATAGTCGGCAAGCGTGCCCTTCGTGACGAAAGGCTCGAAGCTCTTGGGCTGCGCCATGTAGGCAGCGCGCAGGGTCTTGGCTGCGACGTTGCCGAGGATTTCGGTGAAGTCGGAGGAGACCATGGCGCGGCGAGCGACCTGCGAGCGGGTCATGCCGCGGACGTTGCCGATGAAATCTTCGGCCATGCGGACGAGGCTCATGCCGACGAAACCGCGGGCCTTTTCCTCGAGCTTGAACATCCGGGGATTGGAGCGGTGAAGCAGCGCCTCGGTTGCGGCTTCTTTCCTGGTCTGAACTTCGTCTTGAGCGCCTGCTTCGATGCGGGCGGTCTGGATCTGGTCTTTGGTCGAGATCATTTCGATGATTTCCTTTCTAGCGTTTTCGACCGAGGTGCCCGCCTCGATCAATTTTCGAGCGATCTCGACTCCGAGATTCGCCTGGGCGACGGTTTCAAAAATCACTTGAGCGCGAGTGCGCTCCTGTTCAGCGGCTTCCTTCCGCACTGCCTCTGCGTCCACCGAAGGAGTTTCCACGGTGGGAGCAGGAGCGGGAGCGGCGGCTTCCACCACCGGGGCCTGGGCTTCTTCGGCCTTCACCTCGGTCACGGCTTCATTCGTCGTGTCCATCGTTTCCGTTCCTTCAATTTCGCAGGTGTTCTCATCATCGGCCTGGCGGAATCCTGCACTTCCGTCAGCACCGACCGCGACTGCGGACAGCTCAAACGGGAGCCAGGAGGTCGCGCGCATGATCGGCGTCCCGTCCTGTTCCCCTACTTTTTCAAACCTATTCACCCGGTAACCGACCGAGACGTT